AATTCATAGTTAAAAATTTAAAACTTACTGCTCAAAATCATTTAGATAATATTGCAGAATTAGAAACTCAAAATTTTGAAAAAGAATTAGAGTACACAGCATGGCTACCTAATGTAGAAACTTATTGGCTAATGTACTTAGATTTAGTTGGTACAAAAAACTTTGGTGATTTAAAAAATTGTTTTGGAAGTGCTAAATTAAGTCCACTAAAAAATCCTGTTAAACCAGCAAAGAAAAAAACAGATAAGCCAGTAATAGATAATAGAATTGACGATTGGGTTTACAGTAATGTTAAGGTTCCAACCAGACCATATTTTAGTGATGTTATGCAAATTTCACTATATAAAAATTCTTGTCCACTACCACCATTTTTAAGCTATGCCAGTAACTGTGATAGGAAATTATTTACTGAAAATAATTGTGATGAATTAAAGCAAGAGAACTTAGACCAGGCTATAAAAATTTTACAAGTATATGAAAAGGCTTGGCAAAAGAAATTAGAGATAGCTGATGGTGATGTTGAGAAATTGGCTTGGCTCTGTGTACCAGATGTATCAGACATAAAAAAAAATACTTTCATGTGGGAAAATGTTCCTGATAAATACAAACAAAAATTCCTGGATGTGTATGGACTTTAAAGGATTAATAGATCACTACGAAACTCTACCTAAGTCAGAGCTTATAGAAAAATTAGTTTTCAAAAATGCAAGACTCTTAACTCAAGACAATGTGATTGAGAAACTTGAGGATGAGAAAAAAAGATTAGAGGAACTGGAGCAAGACCACCAAAAATTAAATGGAAAGCTTTCAGAAGAAATCAAACAACTAAAACAAGGAGAGAAATGAAAGAAAGAAATTTAAGAGATGCCATACAACAATTTAGATCAGGTATAAAAAAAACTGATTATGGCAAAGTAAAAGGTAACAGAGATTATTTAAGTGTAGCTTACAGATTAAAATTTTGCAGAGAATATTTTGGTGAAACAATGTCTATACAAACTGACAGTACAGAACTTTCTAATGGTTCACATAAATTTAAAGCTAATATTTATTTAAATGGTGAACTGGTTAGTGTTGGTGAGAGTAAGCAGATGAGCAATAAAGAAAAAGATTTTGAAAAAAGTCAGACAGTTTCAATTGGTAGAGGACTTTCTTTATTAGGTTTCATGGGTGATGAGATTGCAACAAAAGATGAAATGGAATCTTTTTGGCAAGATGACAAACCATTTGTAGAAAAAAAAATAACAAAAGATAAAACTTTTGAAAGTGGACATAAAGTAAACTTTCCAAAAGATGAAATCATAGCACCAGTTAATGTTACAAAATTAGCAAACGATTGGATTGCAAAATTAAAAGAGATTGCAAAAGACGAAAGCTCACCACACAAATTTGAAAAAAATTATCAGATACAAATAAAGCAATTTGAGTCTGAATTAAAACAAATCAGACTAGATCCTATTGAGGATCTTAGAGTTGAAACAGAATACGCAAAACTAAAATCACAAATACAAAACAATCAAGGAAAAAACAATGGCAGACTTTAATAATACAATTAGTTTATGGAAAAGAAAACCTAGAGAAAATGATGTAGCTGGTAAAGCTTATCCTCATTATACTGGAAAAGTTAATGTGGATGGTGTGGTCAAAGATTTATCTGTTTGGATTCAAACAGAAAAGAAAAATCCTAACTCAGCAGATATGTCAGGAAATGTTCAAGAACCATATAAAAAACCAACAAGTGAGGAGCAACCCTTTTAATGTCAGAAGAAGTAAACCCTCAACATTATCAAAAAAGTATTCAGACTTATGATGCAATAATTAGCCAACTATCTCCACTTGAGGTAGTCGGCTTCTTGCGTTCACAAATTATGAAATACACAATGAGGTTTGGTGCAAAGCATGACAGCTCAGCAGAAGCTTGTTTAATGGATATAAGGAAAGCTGCTTGGTACATGGCTAAGCTAGAATTACATCTACAAGGATTAGGTAATCCAAAACAAAAAGCACCTGAGTATGTGTCTAAACCAAACATCACAAATTTATTTAAGGATCATAATGAGTAGTAATGGACATATATATCTGTCAAAGATTAAGTATGATTGCTTAGACTTTATAAGCAACTTCATAAAACAAAATAAATACTCTCCAACATATAAAGAAATTGGTGAACACTTTCAGTTCTCAAGAGCCAGAGCTGGTGCAATATGTGCAGAGTTATTTAAGCTAGGTTTAATATCAAAAGGTAAAGCAGCTCATCGTAAAATTAGGATGACTGAAAAACAAACAACCCAAATACCAACTTTAAATTTTAACAAAGAATATTCAACAATGGATTTAAGACGATGAGTGATGAAGTAATTAAAGAAAGTTATTATGAAATTCAAACTAAGTTTGAGGAAAAATTTGATAATGCAGAATTAGCTGCACAATCAGACAAGCCAAGTGAGTTGGCAACATTAAATGTTCTGGATATTAAATTTGAAAAGTCCAGGATTAAACTTAACCAAAGGACAGACAAGGATGGCAGCAAAGAGTAATAGCCTAATTAGAAGATATGCCAAACTTCAAAAACTGCATGATGAGATTATGCGACCAGCTAAAAGCAAAGGTCGTCAATGCGTTCACACTCTTAATGCAAAAAAGAAGTATGACAAAACTTTTAGGCAGATTGTTGGTGTTGAGAATGAAGATGCAAAATTCATTTACGCACAAACTTAATTACTAATTAACTTAAAAGTTGCAATAAACTGTAGGCTTGGAGTCTGTCTAAACAAAGGAGAAAGAGAATGAAGAAAAGATTTTATCCACCAAGAGTTACCTTACCAGAAGAAAGAGCTATCAATATAGCTGTAGGAAAAAATTTAAAAAATGCCAGAATTAATAGAGTTGTTTGTAAGCACAACATAGATTTAAATGGTAAGAAAAATGCTTACTACATTAAACAATTTTGTACTCAGGTAGAATTATCAAAAGCTATAGGCGTTGCTTTCCAACAAATAGGCAAGTATGAAAAAGGACATAATGGTCTTAGTGCTTTTAGGTTACTGCAAATCAGTAAATTTTTAAACATACCAATAACTAATCTTTTAGAAATAGATTTAGTTGATAACAATGTTCCAAAATTAATTGGTCAATATGAGCCACCAGTTAATAGTTCTGATAAAGATAGAGATTGCTCTTTGTCATCAGCAGAACTTTTATAAGTGCTTATTACATCATTATTCCCTAATGATGTAAGTGATTGTGGGTGCTTTGTAACCATCCACTTTAGTTAGTGTATAGAGGGTAGGTTTGTTAGTCATCTTCCTACCCTCTTAAATATGTTTTTTATTATCCATAAACCCAAAGATAAATTCACATCATTTACCAATGTTATTTTCTCAACAGAAAAAGAAGCTAGAGAGTTTGGCAGTAAGTGTATTAAGAAAAAAATAGAATGGGATGTAGTTCTCTATAACTCTGAGAACTACGATAAGTATTGGTATAAATAATTAATTAGTAAGTATGTAATGAGCTAAAAAACAAAGCTCAATTATTATTAAAGCTTCAAGCATATTAATCCTTAAACTGATTGTTTAACCAATCGCTTTTTTCTTTTTCCATTTCTGTGTTGGCATAAGGCTTGATGTAAGTTCTATTAACAAAGTTTACATCCTTATCTCCTAAAGCATTAGCCAGGTCTTGTGGATCTGTGTATTTCTTTTTGAAAGCCCAGTAGGTAGCCATGTAGTGTCTGTAAAAGTAACACTTCCTTTTTATGGGTAACTCTACCCCAAAACTCTTTGATGCCCTGTCTAAGGCTCTTATAAGCACTTCTAAACGCATATAATTACCTTTGCTATTTAGAAACAAATCTTTTTGAGTTGCTGGAAGTTTACTTAGATGTTCCTCTATTTTATCTTTTAGACTTGTAGAAATTACAAGATCCCTAGTACCTGATTTTGTTTTAGGTAAACCAAGTGATTGATCTCTTTTAACTGCATTGGTTATACTGATATAAGGCACATTAGATTTAAACTTTAAATGTGATCTATTTAAACCTCTGACCTCACTTGGTCTAGCAGCAGTTTGTAACATGATATGAAACATTAATTTTATATCATCTCTTTTAGTATGACTAATAAGCTTTTGAACTTTTTCTAAAGTCCAATCATCAAAATCTAATTTAGGTTGCTGCTTCTCTACTACTACAATGTCAGATAAAAAGTTTATATCTTTACAAACATTTCTTTGAATTTTATCTTTGGATGCTGAGTAGTCCAGGATAGCACTAAAGACATTAAAGATTTTAGATAATGTTTTAGCATTAATAGAACCTTTAGATTCTAAATGAGTTACAAAATTTTTAACTGAGTCTTTATCAATGAATCTAACATCTTGGTTTTTAAAGTAAGGCAAGACATGGTAAGTAGCCATAGAATCATAATCTTTAATGCAGCTCTTAGATGGTTTACTGTATTGAGCTTCTTTATAATACTGACGATCAAGCCATAACTTGTGTGCATCCTCTATACTCCAAAAGTCAAAATCAATAATTTTAAAACCATCCTTTTCAATCTTTTTAATAACTTTTGGTTCCAGAGTTTTCTTACTGACACTTGTTAGAAATTTAACTTTACTGTCAGCACCCTTATATGGAAAACGATATTTAGTTTTACCATTAATCTGTACCTCAGTAATATTATTATAGACCATTTTTTCTTTAGACATTATTTTTTCTCCCATGTTTAGATCCTAGTATTTCTTGCTTAGATTTTAAGTGTGCATTTCTATTTGGTATCTTTCTACCACCCAAACATCTCCTAGCTTCTGGGTACATTTTTTCTTCTAAATACCAATAATAGATATGAGCTTTCATGCAAGGTGTTCCATTTTTATTAGAATAACCATCACCATCCCACAATTGTTTTTCTGTAAATTTTAATGGTTTATTTTTTCCATAAATATAAGAACCCATCAATTGAGATTTATGACCATAAACTTTAATTTTAATTGGTTTAGGATATTTTTTTAAAGATATAAAATAATCTTTGGCAAAAGTTATAGCAGCCTTATCTGTGCTAAAATTTTCTGATAAAGTTCTTACCTTATAACCCTGACCTTTTCTCTGATATATTTTAGTATTATCTTTTTTGATTAAATAGAAATCATCAAAAATATAACAACCATCATATTTTTTTAATGTATAAAAATTAGACATTATAGTTCCTCCCCATTCATTTGCTTATCTAATAAAATTTGATTTTCTAAATGAGTAATTGGATCTATTTGCTTTTTTTTAAAATAAAGATCACAAACTTTATTCTCACATTTTGATATATCATATTCATCAAATCCTAAATCTTCTCCACATTCTCTACATGAACTCATTATGCTCTCCCTCCATAATAGTTTAACTCATTTTCTTTTTGAACTTCTTCCAACTCATCAATTAGAAGTTTTGGTTTTTTGTTTTCAATCAAAACATAATAATCAGATGGTATGTAGTTGTTTGGATAAGTGCCAATCTTATCATTGTGTGTATCACCATGTTCTTTCATACATGGTTTGCAGATATAAGTATGACCAGACTGACTAAATATTTCATCAGGTTGAGCATTACATATTTTACATTTAATCATTTTACTCTCCTCTATGTTGATTTATATTTTGTAAGCTGTTTCTAGAACACCAGTATCACCAGTTGATGGTTCAAAAATAAAACCTAATTCAGCAACTTCTTTTTGAATATCATAGTAAGCCTGTTTATCATTTATAACTCCATAGCCTGTGCTATCATAAAAATGATCTTTACCAGCAAGACCATCTACACTAAACCAAACTCTATCAAACTTATCTAAGCCAAAAGAAATCCATTCTTTATTTAACTCATCTTCAAGTTTTAGATTATCTCCTTTTTTCCATTCAACCCAACCAGAGAACTCAGCACATTCTTCCCATTTTTTATGATCTTCTTTTGCAATTAAATCAGGATGTTTAATATCAACCAAAATTGTTTTTTGATTAGATTTATTTTTATCATCAACAACTCTGACATTAGTTGCACTATCTTGATGTTTTTTAACTATGTTAGTTAAAATTTTTTCTATTTTATTTAATGTTAATTTAGTCATTTTACTCTCTCCTATATTAGTTATCATTTAATTATAACTAAGTTTACACTCAGATTAATTGACTTGCAACCAGTCATTTGACTATATTTTACAGTCATTTTACACATGGCTACTTGGAATATAAAAAAAATATGCAATCCATCGGTATAGATTCGGTATAATTTTTTAGAAAAATTTTTATTTTTCCTTATAAAACCGAATAGTACAGATACAAAAAAAGAGCCGAAAAGAATCTTGCGATCCAATTCGGCTATGTATATAAGGTTTTTTAAAATGCCCTTGTAGCTCAGTTGGTAGAGCAATTGATTTGTAATCAATTAAACCCCCAAGATAAACTAACTATACTTAGGCTTTTAAAAAAAAGTATAATGAAAGTATAATTTTTATATTTGTAATTATTTCTAAACATAAACTTCATGTTAAGAAAACGATAACACATTATAAACTTTATACCACTTAAAATATTTTACCCACCACTATCCCTAAAAGTCAAATGACTCTCATCTGATCTAAAAAGATCAAACCTATTCTGTTATTTTCTTTTTCTTTTTTTTACTTTCTTAGCAGTCTTAGCTGCTCTTTTAAAATTAGCTGCTGTTGGTGCACCCTTAGTTCCAGGTTTTCTCATTCGTTCACCAGAACCAGCTTTGATTCTTTTTCGCTTAGCTGCGATGTTGGCATAAAGCCCTTTTCGTTTTGCCATAACTATTTTTCCTTTTCTATTAGTTTTTTGTAATCATCTTTTTTCATACAATCGTAATGAGCTTTATCTCCACCATAAAAAGCTACGAAAGATTCTGAGTTAGTCATTGGAGCCTGGCAGTACCTACACTTACCTATATCAATTACTAATATGCTTGGTTTCTTCCAAAGTTTTTGTGCCACTAACAATCCCACTTTCTAAGTGCTTTGTTAATTCTACTGTTAGGATCTCTAGCTGTTTTCTTAGAAGTTAATTTCTTTTTTAGTCCTAGCATCCTCTTGCAGAAAGATCGTCTTCTTTTGCTAGTCTTAGATTTTGTTGGTGCTTTTAGATTAGCATTGTTAGCTCTGTTGTAGGCAGCTCTACCTTTAGCATTGAGTCCACCAGACTTTGATTGTCCAGCTTTCTTTGTCCAAACTTTACTTGCCATTATGCTCCTTGAGATTCTTGACAACCAAACTTAATATAAAGACCAAGTTTATTAACATCATCTTTACCTAGTTGGATTGTTTGATTTAAAGATTTTTGGTAGCCATCAACCATACAAGTGTAACTATCCTCATATACAGTTGGATAGGTTATTGGTGGCATACAACTATTTTCAACTGAACTACATAAAACCATAACTAAAACAATATTCATTCATTTTCTTTCTTATTAATTTTATGTAATTTATCTTCTAGCTCTGTAATTTTTTTATTTGCTGAATCTAAATCTTGTTGTGAGTGCTCTAGCTTTTGTAGGCATCTTTTGTTTGCACTATCCTTAGATTTACCAGCATCTTGTAGTTCGGCTACTTCTTGTTTTAAAATACGAACTTGCTCTTTATACTCATTAATGAGTTCTAAGTTTTCCGACATCAATTATTTTTTATTGTTTCTAAATACTTGAGTTCCCTTAATTCCAAAAATACTAGCTACGACAAGAATCCATAAATTTGTAAACCAGCTAGGAAGTGCTGCAAAATGTTCAAAGAAAGTATTTACTTTGTCCATAGCTTGTGGATCATCTGACCATACTGCCCAAGCCAAAATTATTATTGGGAAACTTAAAATTAAAAGACAGAACTCATCCTTGTAATCGTTTTGTCTAGCTTCTAATAACTTACCTTGATACTCAGTTTCGCCTTTTGCCATCTTAGTGGCTGCCATGTGTTGAGCATCTGCCATAGCCATTTTAGTTTCTTGTTTCTTTTTATAGATATGAGTACCAGCATTTAAAGCTAGTTTGACTGCACTTAACCACATAATGTTCTCCTATAATTTTGCTGATTGCATTTTTTTAGCAAGTTTATTTGCTCTGTTAGGTGTTTGCTTTGCCCATAAAGAGTCTAGCATTTGGAAACTAGCTTCTCCATAATCTTCATTATCAAGAGCTTTCCACATATTCTTAAACTTAGAAACTCCACCCTCACCAATTTGATACACCATATTAATTATAACTTCTTTAGCTGTATTGTTTATTGGTCTGTCAGCTATCAATCTTTCTGCTGCATCTAATGTTGTTTGAAAGTCTTTTTCAAAAACTAATTCACCCTCATCTTTTGTGTATTCTACACCATGTTCATAATCATCTTCTGGTGTAACTTTATGACCATAGAATATAGTATCAAAACCCTCTGAACATTTATAAATCTTATTTACATAACCCTCACAGGCTTTTATTTCATCTTTTACTTCTTCGTACATTTACATACCTCACAAATACAAATATCGTTATCCCAATGATGTGTGTGCAATTCCTGTTTACAATGGCATTTACAATTACAATCTTTGCACTTTCTTTTTTTTCGTTTTTTTTTCTTTAGTTCTTGACCAACATCAAAAGTTAAAACATCTTCAACTTTTTTTGTCATGCCATCAAGCCAACCAAAAAATTTGTAAATTAATTTGTCTATCATTCCAAAATCAATTTCTTGATTGAGTATGATCCATCAATATTTTTCTCTAGCTCTGCTTTTGATTTAATACATCTGTATTCAATGTTATTTCCAGTATTGCTACGATTGGCAACCCTCTTACCTTTAAGGCATGAGCTTAAATCTGGTTGTAATCTTGCTTCCTTGATCTCATTATTGACTAGCATTAATAGAGCTATAACCATCATTTGTTCCATTAGTGTGTGCCATTTCTAAGTTTATCTATTACTTTTTGTATAGATATAATTTGTTCTTTAAGGTGATCTATATTGACCTTGTTATATCTTGATGCTTCAATTTCTTTTTCTATAGATTCAATTTGTCCAGCAAGATGTTCTATCAACATATACATCTCTAGGTTCTTAGGTTCTTGCTCAGCTTTTTTTAAAAGATCAGCAGCAAAAAGAGTGTCTGCTGTTTCTAATGAACTAATCCTACTGGTTAAATTTGCATAACCAAATACTGCACCAGAAACTACAATTATAATTCCAATTAAATTTGCTAAAGGAAGTTGTAATTTAGACTCTGAACTTACTCTGATTGTATCATTATCTTTTTTCATTTAATAGCCTATTGGTGCAACACAAAAAGCAAGTCCTACAAACATTAAAATTAAAATTCCTGTAAAGTAGTAATTCATAGTTAAGCTCCATATTAATTTCCATGATCTACCATGAGTAATTCAATACCCATTTGTTTTTGTAATTTTGTTCTTGATCTGCCAATTCTTTGAATTGTGCCATCCTTATTTCTTTTAGTTCTGTATGTGTTTGTTTTCACATCTATCAATCTAATAGTTTGTCCATCATGGCTAACTGCCACTAAATCAAATGGACATTGAGGATCACAAGATTTACTTATGTGCCAACCATCTTTAGTTAAATTAACTATTTCCTGGTATTCTCCAATTGTGCCTTTGATGTGTGTGTTTAGCTTACTAAGTTTGCCACCAGGCTTAATAGACTTGATATGCTTATGGTTAGAATTACCCATGCAATTTTTTTAATATTTTTAATCTCTAAATCCAAATGGTGTAAGTGATTGTGTGTAATTGTTTCTAACTTTGCGTTAATAAGTTTCATCTCACCTTGTAATTTTATTATATCAATTGAGTTCTTTTGAGATTGAGTAGCCATTAATTTATAACCTCATCAACCAATTCACCAGTAGGTTCAATTCCAAAAGTTACTGCTCTTAGATAAGCAACTACTCTATTTTTATCTTTCCAGTTT